ACATACAATAAGAAAACAGGAGCAGATAATGAAAAGACAAACATACTATTTTAAAGTAGGTAAAGAACAGCATAAAGTTATTGCAGAGTCCGCTGGACACGCTATGCAATGGATGAACCGTCAGGTCATGGACCAGCTAAACATGGGCCCGTTTGCATGGATGGATGATGCTAAACCTCGCACATACTACGCTTCTGCGGGCAATTATTGGGATTAATAATCAATGACTTACAAGAACTATTTTTTGGTTGACAAACACCCAAAAATCCTGTATAATACACTTATAAACACTTAAGAAAGGACTGAAAAATGAGTAATGTATTAATCCAAAATCTAAAGTTTACGATCAGCCAGTTATCACAGGATGAGCTTGAAGAAGAATTTGAGCTTTACAAGAGCCTGCAGGCTAGGAGTGTGCGTGATGAGATCTATCAGGAGCTCTTAGCACAAGAATTAGATCATCGTGAACAAGAGGAGTATTCGTAATGCTAAATTTTATCCTAGGTTTCTTTGCTGGTGCCCTTGTAGTAGACTTTCTTTGGGCATCAAAGATGGGCTTGGTACAGCTATTCATAGCTAGATTCAAGAGCTGGAGGGCTAATCGCAATGCCAAGTAATACTATAAAGATCCTTAACGGAAATATCATAGGTCCTACCACCCTGGGCAGTGCGGAAAAACGCTATTTTAATCCCGGCAAGCTAGAAGACCTATTAGAATATAAACATTTTATAACTAAAGGACGCTGGAAAAACAGCACCTGTCCGTTCCGATTACAGTGGCCATACTTGACCATACCTAACATGCTACATGAAGTGGTAGCTAGGCACTATGTGACCAAAGAGCTTAAAACCAAGTAGTTCGCAGGTAATGAGATCAGCCCGCTGCTCCGGCGGGTTTTTCTTTGGCTGTTAGCCCTTAGTTAAGATAAATACTCTAAAGAGAACAACTATGTCAGCCAACGGAATCGCAAATTTAGTATCAAAACAACTCAAACAAGAGCGTAAGCTGGCCATCGCCGAAGCTAAACGCCAAGGCAAAGATGTAGCCGTCAACGGAACTATCACTGGTGCAGGCAATTCAGCACAACCATTCTATCGCACACTTAATACAGCTAACATCAATATATTACCTACTAAATATTCTGGTAATACCATAACAGATAATGTCCTTGATGGTAACGTTTTAATATCTGGCAGACCCTACACATAATAGCCAAAAGCTCTTGTTCTTTTCATTATATCTTGCTACTATAACTAGTATATCCCAATAAATATATAACTATGATCTTTGGTTACATCTTACTCTTAATCGCCTTATTAATCAGTTCAGTAGCTGCCTACTACAGTATCGCAGGACTTACTGCTATATTCGCCGCGGTATTCTGGCCTATCGTTATCATGGGTGGTGTATTAGAGATTGGTAAGATTGCCACCACTGTTTGGTTACACAAATATTGGGATCGTGTTGCAGTCCAGTTCAAACTATATCTAGTTCCAGCTATCGCTATATTGATGTTGATTACTTCGATGGGCATCTTTGGATTCCTTAGTAAAGCACATTTAGATCAAGCAGTGCCAGCTGGTGATATCAGCAGCCAAGTTCAAATCTTTGATGACAAGATCAAGACCGAGCGTGATAATATCGAAGCGGCCCGTAAGGCACTTAAACAGATGGACGCACAGGTTGATGAGAAACTAAGTCGTACCACAGATGACCGGGGTGCAGAACGTGCTGTACAGATACGTCGTAATCAATCCAAAGAGAGAACTACGCTCCAAAACGAAATTTCCTCTGCACAGAAAAAGATTTCATCACTACAAGAACAACGTGCACCTATAGCTAGCCAAGCACGTAAAGTAGAAGCAGAAGTTGGTCCAATCAAATATATTGCGGCTTTAATCTACGGTGACAATCCAGATGCTAATCTATTAGAAAAGGCAGTCAGATGGGTTATCATTTTAATCGTGCTAGTATTTGATCCATTGGCATTAGTATTAATCTTGGCCGCTGATCAGACATTTACTTGGCATAGGCCTAAACGCAGAGATGATTGGGAACAAGTATGGCAACCAAAGAGTGAAGCATGGCCTGAATGGAATGATTTACCGGAAGCTACAGAAGACTTTGACCCAAGACCTACGTATGAACCAGATGATGGTCCGTTAACTAACGAGCAATTAGATAAAATACAAGAGCTAGCTGATCAACAGATCGCAGAAGAACAAACAAAAAATACCACACTCACACGCGAACTAGAGGCAGTTAAAGCTACAGCTGAAAACCTAAAAAAAAAGTTCATAAATTGGACCAACAAGTTCAAGAAAAAGAACTAGAAGTCCAAGCCAAAACTTCAGCATTAACACAAACAGAATTAGATCTAGCCAATGCCGTAGTATTAATCCAAGAAAAAGAAGCCAAAGTTGTTGAGCTCGAATCAGAACGTGATCAAGCTATTGAAGTAGTCACAGAACTGATCAACGAAAGCCCCACAGAACCCACACCAGTACCACAATCTATTATTCCAAATTTAGCCTTAACTGAACTTGATGCTGACAACATACCAACATCAACTGCATCATCTCAGGCAGGATTTGGTACTAAGTTTCCTATCAATCCACAGAAAGGTGACATGTTCTTGCGTGTAGACATGCTACCAAATAAATTATATAAATGGAATGGACAAAAATGGATAGAAGTAGTTAAATCCACAACGGACCGATATGCCTACGAAGAAGAATATATAAAGTATATAACAACTAAGATCATCCAAGGTGAGTATGATATGGATGATCTCAGTAAACCAGAACAAGATGCAGTACTAAAATTATTATCATATGAACAAAAAGGACGATTATGAGCACTAGCAGATTTGTAACATATCCAAGTACAGTAGAAGCATGCTCAAATCATCGAGTAGTATTGATTGATGCCACAGAACAAGAGCTAATCCAATTGGAAAGATTCCTCCAAACCAGCAGAGAAAACTTTGATGTCTACATATATCCAAGTGAAAACTATGATTTAGAATGGTTAAATTATGCCAGCACTGATGCTGAATTAATTTTAATCAACGATGCAAGCCAAGTTCGAGTGACACCGCATGGTGTCAGATATCAAGGCAATTTACTAGAATATTTTGAACGTATTGAACTTGACCTTCATGCTTAAAACATGTTATAATAGTCATAATGGTAAATAATATACTACTATAAAGGACTATATGGGATTTGAAAATTCATTGAAAGGCAGCACTGTTTACGTTAAGAACGATAACGTTGAACAGGCTATGCGTAAGTTTAAGAAAAAGATACAGGACAGCGGACTATTATTAGATATGCGTGCTCGTGAGTGTTATGAAAAACCCACATGGGAACGTAAACGTAAGGCAGCCGCAGCCAAAAACCGTTGGAAAAAGAAATTACAGAGCCAACAGTTGCCCAAGAAGTTATACTAGTATATAATAAACTGTAATAGAAATAAATAAATGTATAGAGTGCCTTAGGGGCTCTATATTTAGATCTTGCTTAATTAAAGGAGAAACTATATGTCTAAGATCATCGGTATCGATTTAGGAACCACAAACTCATGCGTGGCTATCCTAGAAAACAACAAACCCCGTGTAATTGAAAATAATGAAGGTGCTCGTACTACACCTAGCGTCGTTGCCTATGGCGATGAGATACTAGTTGGTGCACCAGCTAAACGTCAAGCAGTAACTAATCCAAAGAAAACTATCTATGCAAGTAAACGATTGATTGGACGTAAGTTTGACGAAAAAGAAGTACAAAAAGACATTGACTTAATGCCCTATGAAATCGTTAAAAACTCTAACGGTGATGCATGGGTTAAGATTGATGATCGAGAGCTAGCACCACCGCAGATCTCAGCAGAAGTATTGATCAAAATGAAAAAGACTGCTGAAGACTATCTTGGTTATGAAGTCACACAGGCAGTTATCACTGTGCCAGCTTACTTCAATGACGCACAACGTCAAGCAACCAAAGACGCAGGTAAGATTGCTGGGCTTGAAGTACTACGTATCATCAACGAACCAACAGCGGCCGCACTAGCATTTGGTATGGACAAACAAGAAAAGGGTGATCGTAAGATTGCCGTATACGACTTGGGTGGCGGTACATTTGATATCAGTATCATTGAGATCAGCAACGTTGATGGTGAACACCAATTTGAAGTATTGTCGACCAATGGTGATACATTCCTTGGCGGTGAAGACTTTGACCAACGCCTGATGGACTACATCATCGATGAGTTTATGAAAGAGTCTGGCGTAGATCTAAGCAAAGATCAACTTGCCCTACAACGATTAAAAGATGCAGCTGAGAAAGCTAAAATTGAACTATCAAGTGGACAACAAACAGCAGTAAACTTACCATATGTAACTGCTGATGCTAGTGGCCCAAAACACTTAAACGTAAATATCACACGCAGTAAGTTTGAAAGCCTAGTCGAAGAACTAATCAATCGCAGTATTGAACCGTGTAAGACTGCTATTAAAGATGCCGGTATCGATGTCAGTGAGATCAGTGATGTTATCCTAGTTGGTGGACAAACACGTATGCCTATGGTACAAGCCGCAGTTGAGAAACTATTTGGCAAGGCTCCACGCAAAGATGTTAACCCAGACGAAGCAGTGGCAGTAGGTGCAGCTATCCAAGGTGCTGTACTAGCAGGTGATAAGACCGACGTTCTATTGTTAGACGTTACTCCGTTATCACTGGGTATTGAAACACTTGGTGGTGTTATGACCAAACTTATTAAGAAAAACACAACTATTCCTACCAAGGCTAGCCAAGTATTTTCAACAGCAGATGACAATCAACCAGCTGTGACAGTGATCATCGCCCAAGGTGAACGCGAGTTTATCAAAGACAATAAAGTACTTGGTCAATTTAATCTAGAAGGTATCGCTCCAGCACGTCGTGGTCAACCACAGATTGAAATTACCTTAGACATTGATGCTAATGGTATCTTAAAAGTGTCAGCTAAAGATAAAAACACTGGCAAAGAAAACAAGATCACTATCAAAGCCAACTCAGGTCTGACAGACGAGGAGATCGAAAAGATGGTACAGGATGCAGAAGCTAATGCAGAAGTGGACAAGAAAGCACGTGAAGTTGTAGAAGCTAAGAATATTGCTGATGCACAACTACACGATGTACGCAAAGATCTAAAAGAATACAGTGATAAGATCACTGAAGAACAAAAGTCTAATATCGAACAAGCCATCACCGCAGTTGAAGATGCGATTAAAACTGAAGATGCTGAAAAGATCAAAGACTCTGTAACCAAGTTGTTTGAACCATTATCACCTTTGTTACAGGCCAAACAAGCAGCAGAAACTCCACCAACAGTGGAACCTGGTGCTGAACAGAATTCAGAAAAACCCAGCGATGTAGTAGATGCTGAGTTCACTGAAGTTAAAAAGGATGCCGAATAAGGGTCCTTTATTTAATCTTGCTTGACTATAAGGAGAATAAGCTATGAAACAAGTATATATTAACACTCTGGATATTCCAAGTATCCAAAGATTTGCAGTTGGATTTGACCGCATGTTTGATGAGCTCAGCCGTACAGCTGGCACATTGAATGCTAGTAACTATCCACCTTACAATATTATTAAAGAAAGCGAAACTATCTGGAAGATTGAAGTAGCTGTCGCAGGATTTGATGAAAGTGAGTTGGATGTTGAGATAATCAATAACGAACTAGTTGTTACTGGTGCAGTCAACAAAGAAAACAAAGTAGAAGCGCAGTATCTACATCAAGGTATCGCTGGCCGTGACTTTGAACGCACATTTGCTCTTGCAGAAAATGTTGAAGTCAAAGGTGCTGGCGTTAAGAATGGCATCTTAACTGTTACTTTGGAACATATCGTTCCAGAGTCAGCTAAGCCAAAAAAGATTGCAATTACCTTTCAGAAATAGTATAATTAATAGTCAGGGGTAAGGAAACTTACCCCGCTATTAGAGAGAATCTAATTATGTCAAAACCATTTGAAAAGGAATTTATGGGTACCAAGGCAGTTACAAAAACAAAAACAAAACCAACCCCTAACTTTGATCTTAAAGAACCAATGCATTATAAGGTTATCTATATCAATGACAGCGTAACCACTATGGAATTTGTTGTTGAAAGTTTAGTTACTGTTTTCAATCATAGTCCAGAAGATGCTGAAGCAATTACATTACGTATTCATGAAGATGGGAGTGGTATTGCGGCAATATTACCTTATGAGATGGCTGAACAAAAAGGTGTAGAAGTTACACAACTTGCTCGATCAAATGGATTTCCTTTACAGGTTAAATTAGAACCTACAGAATGATATTCAACAAAGTACAGGAACTAAAAGCACAAGGATTAAAGATTGGATTCACAGCCAGTCAGTTTGACATGTTGCATGCAGGTCATATCGCCATGTTAAGTGAAGCTCGTAATCACTGTGATTATCTTATTGCTGGCTTACAAAACAATGCCAGCTGGGACCGACCAGAAAAGAACGCACCGATTCAGTCAATTGTAGAACGACAAATACAACTAGCGGCAACACGCTATGTAGATGAGATCGTGGTCTATAATACAGAAAGTGATTTAGAAGATATTTTATTAACACTGCCAATTGATGTACGTATCTTAGGTGTAGAATATAGAGAAAAAGACTTTACTGGTCGTGATATTTGTAATGCTAGAAATATTGAATTGATCTATAACAAGCGTGATCATAGTTTTAGTTCTAGCAGTTTACGTAAACGTGTAGTTGAAGCAGAAAGTAAAAAATAATGGATATAATGTTAGACTTAGAAACACTAAGCACACGCCCAGAGGCTACTATCTTGACCTTTGGTGCTTGCAAGTTTAGTCCTTATAATCAAGACCCTATTGACAAAGGCATTTACTTCCGTATCAGTGTAGATGAACAGATCGCACTTGAACGTCACGTAGATGATAATACTGTTGGATGGTGGGGTCGTCAAGCAGATGATGTACGTGAAGAAGCACTTGGTGAAAGTGACCGTATCACATTGTCTGAATTTACAGCACAATTAAATAAGTTTTTAGTAGGATGTGATAACATCTGGGCACAGGGTCCTGTGTTTGATATTGTTATCTTAGAAAATCTATATCGTCAATTGGGATTACCTTGCCCGTGGCAGTTCTGGCAGATCCGTGATAGTCGCACCTTATTAAGTACACACGGTGACCCTAGAGATAAAAATAAAGCAGGCCTGCACAATGCCTTAGAAGATGCAGTGAGTCAAGCACAGGCAGTGCAGACTGTGTTTAAACAATGCGGTATTACGGAGAAACGTTGATGCAGTTAATATTTGGGCGTGAAAACGCAGAGCAACTTAGAGAACGCTATACAATTTTAGAATTAGAAACTATCGAAAAAGATGGTACTAGTTTAGAAGTATTTTGCCTAATTCCAGGTGAAAAAATAGGTATTCCTGATCTACCACAATTAGAAAATTGGAAACAGTTACACACTGACTTCCTGCATGGATATCATACACAGCAATACGACTACTGCCGCCAATGCATTGAACATTTAATGGGCAAATTTGGTGGTGAAGTAGATAGTTTTTACCAAGAAATCCTCAAACGTATCAACAGCACAGAAGCACCAAAGTCAGACTGATCTAGTCAACAATATACCTAGTTAATTTCTAGCGGTTCCGAGTAAATAGTAATAAGGAGCCGAGAAAATGAAACTATGTATTTCATTCCTATTACTTTCAGCAGCGTTTGCGGTATCTGCACAACCCCTGCCTGACTACACATTTAAAAGCCCAGCATTCAACGGTAATGGTTACAGTGCTCATATCCTCACCATTGAAAATCAAGAACATAACCGCAGAGAAGCCATACAAAAAGAGATACAGGCCAAGCTAGAAAAAGAAGCCAACGACGCTAAAAACACCAATATTTCCAAGTTTATGAACAACTTAGAATCACGTATCTACGCACAGATCAGCCAGA